TCATAAAGAATACCAGCTCTTGGTCTGTGGTGAGCTCGGCCCGGCCTCTGACAAGGTACTTCTTGACGAAGGCGAGGTCCAGCTCAACGTGGCTGCCGAGAACGTCGTAGCTGACTACCAGCGCGTTTTGCTCGGCCTTACTTAACGCTGTACTCACTGTGATACCTCCTTACTTTCTGAAAGCGATTTTTGCGACTTCCTTATAGGCGATACCGGGGATTTGGATTTGCCCCTTCGAGGCCCGGATGAGCCTCATCACCGCCGCCTTGTCTACGGGGCGGATTTCTACTCCGGCGAACATCACCGGCACTTCTGCGGCATTGACTCCCGTGATTTCCCAATCCTTTGAGGACGATACACCTGCGGCCTTGGGCTTGGAGGGGGCTACCGCTACCGCGCTTGCCGCGCCGTCCATAATCTCGGCTTCCTCGATGGCGACCGCTGCGGCCTCGGAATTGCCCTGCTCCTCAAGGGCGATGGCCTCCGCCATCTTCTTCTCTGCTTCGAGCTGCGCCGCCCTGCGGGCCGCCTCCTCGGCCTCCCGGCGCTTCCTCTCCTGCTCTGCGACGTAGCTCCCCATCGTCTGCTTGAGGATTTTCTCCGCATTTGTCAGCGGGAGCAGCATCGCCTTCTCTTTGGAGCAGATTTCGGCGTGGGCTCTGTGTGCCGCGTCCTTCATCGGCTTCCAGAACTCCTTGACATCGGACGTGCGCTGCTTGAGCATCCGCCCGAACTCCGCTGCCCTCTCGTACTCCTCATCGGTGTCGATGGTGATGGCCCCGGCCTGAAACTCAATCTCTGATACAGCTTTGCTGAGAGAGAGCTCTTGCTCGGTGACATCGACCACTTCGGCGGGCATCACGGCCACTGTGGTTTCTGTTGCTGTACTCACTGTACTTACCTCCTTACTTGAATTTCTGCATATAGTTTCTAACGGTCAAGAGCGCCGTAAAAACCCTCCATTGCTCCATCTCGAAGGACGAAAAAGGTATCATCTGATACCGGCCATCGCTCTTGAGATGGACGATTGCTTTTTGGGCGAACCTCATCTGGCCCTCGTGGGAGGCCATCGCCCGGTCATACGCCTCAAGCTGCACTCCGCAAAGCATTTGAGAAACGGAAGCTGAGGTCTTGAAGTCTATCAGGGTGTCTATGCCGTCCACGCTGGCGGCCATATCCGCTGTACCGGCGTACATCAGGCTCTTGTGATAGAGCCGGATTTCTGTCCCATAGGGGATGACATTGTGCTCCTCGTGCCATTTGAGAAAAGCGTTGAAGTACCCGGCATAGTCCGGGTCGATGTCCTCAATGCCGAAGGTCACATAGTTTTCAATGGCGTTATGTACCGCCGTCCCTCGGTCCGCCGCCCGGTCCAGCACCTTGCGGTCAATGCCGCCGTACACGTTGTCCGATAAGGGCCGCATAATCGTCGTCACGCTCGGTATCTGGACTCCGTTGAGCTTGTATATATGCCGTCGCTCCTCAAAGGTGAGCTCCGGGAAAGTTGCTACCGTTACCATCTGTCATCCTCCTTCTCAGCGACACCCTTCATCGCGCCGCACTCCTCCATCAAGATTTTTACGGCATTGTCCTCGAAGCACTCCTCGTGGTAGAACTCGCCGTCCATCTCGTAATACTCATCCCCTACCACAATGGGCTCTTTGCAGGATTTACAGGTATGGACCGCCTCCGGCTCCGGCGCATTGGGGCATCGGCTGTGGCAAGGGCTCTGTCTGCAAATCTGGCACATATCCGACCTCCTTACTGCTCTAATAATTTCCTTACTGATATTATAATTATAGTAATATTGTTACAATAGGGCAAGGGGTTTTGGGAACTTTGTTGTAACTTTTCAACAAATCTTACCCTTCCGTAATTTCCTCCGGCACTGTCAGCGACTCCATCGTCTCGTGGACGTTCCAGCTATATTGCGAGGAATACACCCCTTGGTTCCAAAGGTTCCTCGCGCCGGACTCGCCGCAGTTATAGGCCATCAGGGCCAAGTGCCAATCTTCGTACTTACTGTATAGGTCACTGAGCATATATGCCCCGGCCATAATGTTGTCAGCCGGGTCGCCCTGTATATCCGTCACGCCGTATTCGGCAAGCTCCTCGCAGACCCACTCGTAATTGATTTGGTGTATCTGCATCAGCCCGTGACAAGGGCCGTTCTCTGCGTCCGGGTTGTAGCTGCTTTCCCGGAACATCACCGCCAGCAGCAGCCGGTATGGGATGTCAAAGGTTTCAGCGGCTTCCCGCGCTACCATCTGGAGCTCATAGTCGAGGCTTATCTCATCTGTGAGATACCCTGAAGCCAGCAGGTCCTCCGTGGTCGGTTTCTCCAGCTCCACCGGCTCGATGGGTTCGGCACTCACATAGACGAATGGGACCGGCTCATCCACCACCGTCACCACCGGCGCAGCCGCCTTGATGGGTTCGGCGTCAATCGCGGGAGGCTTGGCCTCTTTCGGCTCGTCGGTCAGCGCCACGACCATCGCCCTCACTCCGAGTGCCATTGCGGCGATAAGTGCTACAAAGACCACCAGCACCAGCAACCGGCGCATCATCAACTGCCTGCGCCTCGCCCGGAGCCTTTCTTCCCGCCTACGTCTGGCTCGCCTGAGCTCTCGCTCGTGCTGCTGACGCAGCTCCTCGTAGGTGTAATCCATTGTGCGTCTCTCCTTCCTCGTTTGGCCGGAGGACGAATTGCGAGATGTCGAGGGGCGTCATTGTCCGCAGCGCCTCGAAAAGCTGAAAGTCGGAAGTTATCCCATAATCCTCTTTGAGAGTCTTTATCAGGGCCTCTTTCCTGAAATCAGCCATCTCACAATCCTCCCTTCCTAAGCATTTTCTGATAAACGAGCTCCAGCGCCTTGATGTCGTTGGATGCCCGTCGCAGCCTTTCCAATATCTCTCCCATCTGCTCTTTTTCGGAGTCATCTATCACGCCGTCCTCGGCAATGTCTACCAACTCCTCGCGGATGGTTGAGATGCACTTGGTCGATGCCAGCAATTTGAGGCTCATCTGCTCCAAGGTTCCGGCCATCAGCTCATCGACCGTTTCCTTCCCGATGGGGCATAGGTTGGAGCAGAAATGGTTGAGTAGCTCCGGCGCGTTGTATGCGTCCGCGTATATCAGCACTTCCTCCGGGTACGGGCAAAGCGTTCCGAGCTCTGTGTAGGCGATACGGTTGCGGTCAATGCCTGTAACCTCTGAGGCTCCCTCACGGGACGCCAGCTTGTCGTTGTACGATGAAGCCTCCATTCGTGCCAAATAGAAGGTGTTAGAGGCGCATTTCGTCCCCTTTTTAGCCATTTATCCCACTCACCTTCTGCGGTATGATATGGGTGAGAGCTACGAGGTCGGGCTTACGATACGGTAATGTGCTGCGGAAGAAAATATCGTTGAACTCCGGCAACGACAGCTTGAACAGCTTGGAGAGCGCCGCGCACTCGGCTACCGTAATCTGGACCTTGCCCTTCTCTCTCTGCCGGTAGGCACTGACCGGAAGATTGAGCTCCGCCGCTACGGCTTCCTCGGTAAGACCCGCCCTCTTGCGAGCCTCCATCAGAGGATATGCGAATTGCCTAAAGTTATAATTTCTTTCGCAATCTTCACAAAAGGGTAAGTCGCCGCTAAAAAAAATAGTAACGAACTCGCTCAGGCTCAATTTGAGGACGCGGGTGATGGTAAAGGCGTCGCTGAGAGTTATCCTGACGTTGCCGTTCTCTCTCTTTATGTAGCTGTCGATGGTCTTACCAAGCGCGTCCGCAATCTCGTGAGCCTTGACTCCCCGCCGTATGCGGGCCACCTTTAACTCTGTCAGGTTCATCTGCGAACCTCCTTTCCGTCTTTATATGCTCTTATTATAGTATATAAAAACCGTAAGGTCAAGAGTGAAGTTATAAAATTAGTAAGAAACCTTGATGAAGTTTATAATTCGGGTATAATGTATTAAACAGGAGGTAAGTAAAATGGCAGATTTTTCGACAAGACTCAGGGACATCGTTGAGGCGAAGGGCGTGACGCAGGCGTGGCTCGCCGAAAAAGCTGATACCACGGAGGCCACCATCTCCCGGTATATGGCTGGCGTACACAAACCAAACCTCGATATTGTTGCCCGTATCGCGCAGGCCCTCAATGTGTCGGTGGACTACATTTTGGACCTGTCTCTCAGCCCTGCCCCGTATCGGGAGCCCGAAAGGGACATCGTTATCCTCGCAAACGCATACCGCCGGGCCGACGAGGACCACCGCAATATCATCTGGAGCGTCCTCGACACCTATCTCACGCCGGAGGAGAAGGCCGCCATCCAGCAATTAAAGCAAGACGGCAGCGCATCGCAAGTAGTGTAAGGCGGGAGGGCCACCTCCTGCACATAGATTTTGCGCGTATAGCAATGAGTGAAGCCTCCTCCGATAAAAAGGAGCGAGGCTTCTGCGATTTGGGGGTGAATAAAGATGAGCAAGATAAGTGACCGCCTCAACACCACGAGGGTGGCAATCTACGTCCGCGTATCGACGCATTACCAAGTGGACCGGGACAGCCTGCCCGTCCAAAAAGAAGAACTCGTCGCCTATGCGAAGCTGGTGATGAACGCCGGGTCTTATGAGATATTCGAGGACGCCGGGTACTCGGCAAAAAACACCGACCGCCCGGAGTATCAGCAGATGATGGCCCGCATACGTTCCGGGGAGTTTTCCCACGTCCTCGTTTGGAAGCTGGACCGTATCAGCCGCAATCTTCTGGACTTCGCGGCGATGTATGACGAGCTCAAACGCCTCGGCGTGACCTTCGTCTCGAAGAATGAGCAGTTTGATACCTCGTCGGCGATGGGCGAGGCTATGCTGAAAATCATCCTCGTGTTCGCAGAGCTGGAGCGGAAGATGACCGCAGAGCGTGTCACCGCCGTTATGATTACGAGGGCCGGAAACGGGCTCTGGAATGGTGGCAGAGTCCCCTTTGGGTACAGCTATGATAAGGCAACCGAAACCTTCTCCGTCAATGAGGATGAGTCGGCCATCGTCCTGCGTATGTACGACCTGTATGAAGAAACCAATTCCCTGCTCCAAGTGACAAAGACGCTCAACGCCGCAGGCTCCCGGCACCGCAGCGGCAAGGAATGGTCGCCCACCACCGTCGGTACAATCCTGCGGAGCCCTTTCTATACCGGCACCTATCGGTACAACTACTACGATATGTCAAAGCGCGGCAGCAAGCAGGACATAAAGCCGGAGGGCGAATGGGTCATCATCGTGGACCACCACCCGGCCATTGTGGACGCGGAACGCTGGAAGCGTGTCGGCGAGCTGCTTGAGAGAAACCGGCGCGGATGGCTACACGCCAATAAGACCTATGCCCAGAAGAACATCCACGTCTTTGCCGGGCTGCTCACCTGCGGCGTATGCGGATGCACGATGAGCGCCACCAGCAGCTCCCGCCCGCATAAGGACGGCTACCGGCCCTCCAACTACGCCTGTATGAACCACCGCAAAAATGACGGCTGCTCCAACAAGTACATAACCGATATGAAGATAGGGCCATTCGTCCTCAACTACATCGCCAACCTCATCCGGGCGCGGGAGAGCTTCGGGAAGACGACTTCGCCGGAGACGCTCCACAAAAAGCTGCTCCGTGGTGATATGTTCTCGGATGTCGTTGAAATCAAAGAACACGGCCTGATGGAGCTGTATGGGCTCTATAAGGCGGAAGTGTCGGGGGTAAAGTATAAGCCCTCCGCCGCGTCCAAAGACGAGGGAGAGGGCCTGTCAGAGCGTGACCTGCTGCTCGGAGAGCGACGGAGGTTGGAACGGGCTCTCGCCCGCCTGAAATCGCTCTATCTGTATTCCGAGGAAGGGATGTCCGAGAAAGATTATATCATCGAGCAGAACAATCTCAACGACTCGCTCAAAAAGGTCAATGACCGGCTGGACGAGCTGGAGAAGGGCGTCGCTTCGCAATTCTCCATCAGCGACGAGGAGCTCATCGCAAAGGCCAGCTACTTCATTATGAGCCAAAAACTTTTGGACCGGCGCTTCGTCAATTACAAGAAGCTGCTCAAGGAGACAGACCCAAAAATCCTCAAGGATTTTATCAACTCCGTAACCTCCAACTTTTGTATAAAAAATGGCCGAATTGAGTCAATCACCTTCCGAAACGGCATAATCCACGAATTTGTGTATGCCGAGGAATGAATAGCAAAAGCCCCGAAACCGCTTGGTTTCAGGGCTTTTACCATATCTGAGGGGCTCCCAAAAAAGATGTTATCGCACAAGCATCGCATCCCCAAAGCTGAAAAATCTGTACTTTTCTTCAACCGCCTCCTTATAGGCATTAAAAACATTATCCTTTCCCGCAAGAGCCGAAACCAGCATTATAAGGGTAGACTGGGGCAAATGAAAATTTGTTATAAGACAATCCACAGCCTTAAAC